GATCATGAACGTTAACTGAAGATCACCAAAGGTCATCTTGTCACCAGGTGTGTCATATGCTTTGACTCTGGTTTCTATTTGTCTTGAACCTATGCTTATTTCTGGTATATTTACTGTCTGACAGAAAAATTCTACTGTGGGTACTCTTTCTATAAGAAATTTGAACCCGACGGGTGAGAGAAAGTTCTTGCTATCAGGTGAAAATAACTTACTTGAGGATGTCATTCCCAATACTCATCTAATACGTCCAATACATTATTTAGGATCATTTGAGCTGCTGCTCTCTCGTTCTCATTCCAATGAGGGTACCACTGATGGCGATGAAGTCCATCCTTCATCCTCATCACCTTCGCAGTCATTGCTACTTTGTTCACTCGTCCGTTCATAGTATTATAATTTAGCATAAAAAAAGGGGCGAAACGCCCCTTGTAAAGTTATTTCAGTATATCCTGATACAGGATTACATTAGGTTAGCAACTCTAACTCTTCTGTAGTAAGCGTTAGCACCAATGTTTGTGCTATGCTGTGGATCAGAGTTTGTAAGAGCTGTAAGTCCCTTAGCAAATGGGTTAAGAACCATTCCGTATCTGGTCTTAAATCCGATACGTGGTTGGAATGTGTCCTGACCAATCGCTCTGTACATCTGTAGAGGTACATATGGGCAGTAGAATAATCCTGCGTCATAAGCGTTTGTTCCTTTGTAACCAACAACATAGTACTGGTCAGCTGAAACGTTTGCTGAGTAAGGGTCGATGTACACTTTGAATCTTCCGTTGATTGTACCAACGAATGTGTTTCCTGTGTCATCAATCTCGCCAAGTCCACCAACTGCTTGGTTGATACCTGAAGAGTAGTCTAGAACACCCGCCATAGCAAGAGCAGAAGCAACATCACTAGAAGTGATGATTACGTTACCCTTTCCTCTACGAGTCTCTAGTGCGATTGCGTTAGCATCTCTTTCGATCTGGAATAGTAGACCTTTGAATTTCTCAACAGACCATCTTCCATTTGAGTCAACGTCTAAGTCAAATACACCTGCATTTGCTGTGTTAACCTGAGCACCAGGCTTAGCACCTCTGTATACAGTACGTACAACTTCTCTGTTGATTTCAGCAAGGATCTCAGTAGAAAGAATGTTTGCTAGTTCAGACTCGGCATCTAATCCGTGGATTGCTTTCAAGTCTTGAGCAAGTTCAACTGAGTAGTCTGCTCTTAGTGCTCTACCTTTAGCTTCAACAGCAATTCTGTCGATGCTAAACGCCATTTCCATGAACGCTGTAGAAGTACCTTCTCCTAATGATTCAAGTTCAGAAGATGTAAACTTGCTTGAAGCAAGGTCATAGTTACCTTCTGTTGTACCACCACCAGAAGCATCGTTGATAAGACCTGGGTTCTTTTCAGATGTTGCTGTTGGAGGTGTACCACCTTGAGTACCAGAGAACTGTGCGTCTGGCTCATCGAAGAATGCCTCGTTACCTGTCTGGTTGACGTAGCGTGATCTCATTGCGAAGATCAATCCAGTAGGACCATTCATAGGCTGAACACCTGCGATGTCATAAGCAATAAGCTTAGGCATAGCACGACGAATCAAGCTAATAAGAATTGGGTCGAAACCGAAGTTAGCACCACTACCAGTAGTAGGAGTGTTGATAGGACCTGCGTTAGTAGGTGCCTCTGTGAGGATATTCTTTTCCTCACGCATGAACCTTTCTTGGTTCTCTAGGAGTTGTGCGGTAACCGCCTTACGATAGTTATCCTTAATCTCAGGAAGACCATCATGCTTTAGTACGGGATTCCACTTCTCCTGTAGTTTTTCTGTATTGAACATTTTAAAATGTTAGTTTAAGAGAGTGAATTAAATCCTTTTAGCAAGTTGCTCGACATATGATGCCATGCTCTCACTAATTGATTCAAGTTGTTTTTCTGCCTCTGGAGCAGATTCTTCTGAAGCAACCTCAGTTACGGTCTCAGTCTTTGGAGCACCAAAGTATGATTCCTTGATCTGACCTAGCTTCTCACGGTACGACTCGTCAGATTTGAACTCGACTGCATCGGCAAGGGATTTGAACTTGTCCTTCTGTGTCTCTGCGAGACCTCTGGTAAGTTCACTCAAAATCTCATGTTTACGATAGGTACCCACTACCTCGTGAAGTTCGACGTTCTTCTTAACCTGTTCGTTAAGTCGGTCTTCCATTTCATCTATTTTCTCGCTCATCTCAGCAGCAAGATCCAGTTTATCATCTGGAACATTGATGTTTGATTCGATGAACAATTTCCTTAATCCTTCCATGAACGTCTCAGTGACTTCAGTGCGGAGACCTTGCTCTACTGCAAGTTCGTTCTCCTTGAGCCACTCATCTGCAGCGTACTGGAGGAAATTCTCTACGCGGCCAGCAAACTCGTCTTTCATTGATTCGATTTCTTCAACGAATTTTGCTGCTGCTTGCTCCTTAAGGGAGTCAATCTTTGCTGCGACTCTTGCGTCAACAGCTGCTTCAAAGACAGTCTTTGCTTTTGCTGTGAACTCTTCATCTAAATCAGCACCCTTAAGTACTGCTGCGATGTCTTCACTGCTGTCTTCAGTTACCACATCTCCTTCGACTTCCACGTCGTCAAAGATTTTAGCTGATAAAGCACCAGGCATTGATGATGATGCACCAGATGGTTTCATCTTCAAGGTCTTGTCTTTCTCTACTCCTACAGGAGCTGCTGCTTTTTTACCAACGTTATCAGGACCTTCAGGTTTTTCCTTGGAAGAACCACCTACCTCAATGGCATCGTTCTTTAGGTCTGACTTTTGCTGTGGAACAGCACCACCAGTAATGGCAGTGTTACCTGTTGCTGCGTCTTCAGAAACTTCGGTTGTCGGTTCAGATGCTTCCTCGGCTACAGCTTCAGTTGCTTTCTTTTCCGCGATGAGTTTCTCAAATTTTTCATCTATTGTGGACATGGTTTCTCCTACGAAATAAGATCTGCGGTAATTTACTATTTTTATTTATAATTTATATACTTCTTAAGAAAGTCGCAAACGCGGAAATCTTTCTCTCTTGAAGTTCTTGTGGTGTAGGTGCGTTGTCAATAGCAGCCTTGATTGCTTCAATCTGTTGCTCTTTGATCTTGCCATCTACAGTGACCCACTCACGTCCTTCGTATATACCTTCTACGAATGCATCAGGTGCTGAAGGATCTGCTACGATGTCCGCAGCAGTGGATAGAATGAAGTCGTCTGCTACCACAGAACAATTTCCTTCTTTCTTAATTGAACCGAGACCTCTTGATGATACTCCCAGTTGTACACCCTCTTCGAGTAAAGACTTTGCAATCTTACCCATAGGTGTTTCCATAAGTTTTGCCTTACCTATGAAGTTAGTACCTTCTGGGTAAAGTTCAACAATCTTATGTGACACTCTATCTAGGTTAAGTGTCGGACCTTCTGGATGACCTAATTCACCCAACGCTCTACCTCTGTTAACGAACTCCTCATTATACTTTGACACCTCACGATTCATGGTATCGAACTTGTACATTCTACCATTACGGTTGGTGATCTCAGTTTGTAAGAATACTCCTTTGATGTAGGTTGATTTCTTACCGTCTTTTTCTTCGGTAAGAACCTCTATATCATTGTTCTGTTCCGTTATCAGTTTCATCAGATGGTTCCTCTAATTCAGCGGTAGGGTTTTCTAGTGCCTCTGGGTCAGGTTCCACTTCACCCTCATCGGGTACATGCGGAAACATCCTGTCAGCAACACCTTGCTTACTAGCGTCCACTGCCATAGCAGCTTTCACCTGAAGCATGTCTTTGAGTTTTCCCAGAGCGTCAGCCTGGTCGTCGTTCCAAAGCAAATCAACGATATCTCGTTCTTGTGTAGACATAATAAATGTGTTACGTAATGTTATTTATTACCATTCCCACTTTTAGCAGGGGTTCTGGTAGATCCAGAGGGGTTGGTAGTACCCTTCTCTGCCTGTGTTTTGATTTGTGCTTTCTTCATTTCCTTATCAAGTTCCGCATTATCTTTCTCATCATCCATAGCTTTCTGATCCATGGCGGTGACTTCTAATGGGTCAATGATCTTACCTGAAGAAATATCATCTTCCATCTGATCGTCAAGTTCTCTTTTCTCGACTTCAGACTGACCTAAGATGTTTGTACGTACGTATTCAGTTGAGAAGTAACGTCCCATGAATGGTTCCATGGCAGTGATTAGGTTAATCTTCTCATTTAACATTTCAATATTCTTAAGTTCTGTAAAGTGATTGTCATATAAGTAATCGTACTGTATATGCTCCTTCATCTCATCCCAGTCCTCTGGTGTGATTACACCTTTTAGAATGAGTTGAGTCTTAAGAATGTCTTGGAACATTTCACTAAACTTCTTGCGGAGTTTACCCACAAACTTAGTGAACTTCAGTTCATCACGCATGATTTCTGAAGATCTTCCTATGTTAAATGTTGACTCTGAATCTAAACGACCAGCTGGTACGTTTAGTGCCTTGTAAAGTTTAGTCTGGAAGTACTGGATGTCCGTAAGTTCTCCAAGATTTTGTCCACCTGGCAACGTAGTGATTTCAGTACCTCGTCCTCCTTCTCTACGTGGCAACCAGAAATCTTCGAGCATCGACATGTATTTTCTGTCATCTCTAATCTCTCCTGTGTTAGCGTCGTAAACAAGTTTGTTTCTATAGCGACTCATTACCTCACGTAGGTACTGCTCCG